AAAAGTGAAATGCATTGAGTATCATGAGTAAATATAAAACAAATCCAATAGGAGTTTGCGAGCTATGTAATATGCGGTCATCTTCCCAGTGGCATCATAAATTTTCACAAACGAAACAAAACAGGGAGCGTTACGGTAAACTTCTTGACGAGCGTTTTAATTTATGTAAGTCTTGTAAGGAATGCAATGTAAGTCATGCTCATATTCCAGCATGGGCAAAGTGGGATGAATATAATTTTAGAATGAATGCTGAACGTCAAGGATTTATATTGCCTAAAAAATTAAGATCATGCAAATAAAACAAAGGAAAAATTAATGTATCAATTTCCAGAAAATGTAGAAACAGGAACTATCGAAGAAAAAATATTAAAACATATAAATGATAGCAGGTGGAAATTTGCATCATCGATGCCTAAATATCCGCATTGGTACACTTTAGCAGAATGGATGCCGGGGAGATATGAAGATTTCAAATTGTTTGCAAAATTTATCAGAGAAAATGGGTATGCAGGTAATTTTTGGAGAAAACAATTAATTTATTTAAACATAGGTGAATTTAAATATTGGACTATGGGCTGTCCTATACAAGATTGTTTGTCCAGTATAAATCCAAAAATTGATACTATGTTAATTAACAGAGCACATTTATGATAACTAACATAGGAGGTCATAAAGTAAAGTGTGGAAATCTTATCGATGGCATTGATGATTTGATGGGAAATGATATGGCTGATATATTGTATTCCGATCCTCCTTGGGGAGAAGGAAATTTAAAATATTGGAATACTATAAATCAAAGAGACAATAAGAATGAACAAAAAGAAAATGTTTCATTGGATAAATTTTTAAATATATTGTTTTCTGTTGCAGTAAAATATTGTCGTGGTCCCATAATTATTGAATACGGAATACGATGGAAAGCTTCGTTAATAGATAAGGCTAAAGAGTATAAATTAAATTCAATAATTGTATGTGATGCCATTTATAAAACCGGAAGTAAATTTTTACCTTTAAACATTCATGTATTTAGTAATAAAGACATTATGTTACCAGAAGACTATAAAGACACTTTGAAAAATACTTCTTCCTTGCAAACAGTAAGAATGGCAATAAAGCCATTCGCGCAGGCGGGAAAGATAATACTTGATCCATGTTGCGGGATGGGAAAAACGGCGGCTATTGCGAAGGAATACGATATGATTTTCAGAGGGAATGAATTAAATAAAAAAAGATTAGATAAAACTATAAAATTATTAAAATGAAACAATCATTTAAATATCATTCCGCATTAAAACAAATAAGATGCAATGAAGATTTTCCAGAAATAGAATATTTTAAAAAGGGAAAATCAATAGCCATGTTCAATGATTTGACCAGAGGATTGCCGATTGAATTTGATAAATGTGATGTATTTTATTCAGATCCACCGTACCCCGCAGGAATGAATTATTTTAATAAAAAATCAAATATACAAACGAAATATAATGACTTAATGATTGCAATTTCTAATATAATATTAAATAAAAATAAACCTACCATAATAACAAATTGTAAAAACGCAGTAAAATTTTTCCCTTCTCCCAATCAAATATTGAAAATAAAAATGAATAGCTCAGAGGTGTACGCATATGTTTTTAATACCGAAATAGATAGTTCATTAAAAACCAACATCGATATAATTAATTATCTTGCTTGTAAATTTAACACAATAGGTGATTTTTGTTGCGGGTATGGATTATCTGGAATTATTTTTGATATCTATGGAAAGTCATTTGTACTTTCTGATTACAATAAAAAATGCATCGGATATATAAAACAAAAATATGAAAATTTATAGAAATCAAAATGTATTTGATGCCGCTATTGAAAGAATCAATTTTATTTTTGATGAATTTGAAAATGTAGTGATTGGAATAAGTGGAGGAAAAGACAGCACGGTAATTTTTAATTTGGCGAAGAAAATAGCAAAAGAAAGAAACAGATTGCCATTGAATGTATTATTCATAGATCAGGAAGCTGAATTGGAATCGGTAATATCTCATGTGAAGACTATAATGTATGATAAAGACGTAAATCCGTTATGGTTTCAAATGCCTATTAAAATATTCAATGCAACATCAATTTATGATCATTGGCTTATGTGTTGGGAACCGGGTAAAGAGTGGATGCGAGAAAGAGAGGAGATATCTATCAAAGAAAATATATTTGGAACTGATAGATTTGCTAAATTATTTGGCGCAATTTTTGAAAAAAAATTTCCTGATAAAAAATCATGTTATATTTCTGGCGTGAGAACCGAAGAATCGCCAACAAGATTTATCGGATTAACCAGTCATGCTACTTATAAATATATAACATGGGGAAAAATATTAAATAAAAAAAAGGAACATTACACGTTTTATCCAATTTATGATTGGAGTATATCGGATGTATGGAAATCAATCTTCGACAATAAATGGGATTATTGTAAATATTATGATAGCTTATATTCATATGGTGTGCCTCCAATAAAAATGAGAGTATCAAATGTCCATCATGAAACCGCCATTCATTCATTATTTAATATACAGGAGATAGAACCCGAAACATATCAAAAGTTAACAAAAAGAATTCAGGGAATAGACATGGCCGGAAAATTCGGCATTGATGATTATTTTATAAGAAACTTACCTTTTATGTTTACTACATGGAAAGAATATAGAGATTATTTACTTGAAAAATTAATAACAAATGAAGATTGGAAAAAAAATTTTATGTCTATTTTCAAAAGACAGGAAGATATTTATTATGCAGAATTAGGTGATTCTGTAATTAAAACGCATGTTTCATCAATATTGACAAATGATTGGGAACATGTTAAATTGTTGAATTTCGAAAGAAGGCCCGCAGCTTATGTTGTCAGAAGAAATTTACCATCAATGATATACAGGAAAAATGGAAATAATAAAGCAAATAAACAAGTTATATAATGAATCAAAAGATAAAGAATTATTTTTATCTCAAATAAAATCTGCCATTCATGAATTATCAGAGCACAAAGATCAACCGGTGGATTGTATTCAATGGATTCCACTGGAAAAAGTGCAGGCAAATAATTATAATCCAAATTCTGTTGCCGTGAATGAAATGAAATTATTATACATTTCAATTTCTCATGATGGATATACTCAGCCTATAGTTACTATTTATGATGAAGAACGTGATAAATATATCATAGTGGATGGATTTCATAGATATTCAATCATGCGATCAAATGATGATATATTCAAAATAAACAAAGGGATGCTACCTTGTGTAGTGATAAAAAAAGATATTAATGATCGGATGGCATCAACAATCAGGCATAATAGGGCGCGGGGAAAACATTCTATAAATGGTATGTCTAACATGGTTTTCTCAATGCTGGATAATGGTTGGGAAGATAAAGAAATTTGCATGGAATTAGGAGTAGAACCTGATGAATTAGTCAGATTAAAATATGTAACAGGATTTGCTAAATTATATGAGAATGTAGAATACAAAAAATCTTGGGAAACTAAAAAACAAATAAAATTAAGGATGGAATATAATGAGAATAAAAACATTGAACCTATCGGAAATAATACCGTACTGGAGAAATCCCCGGAAGAATGAAAATGCCGTGGATGCTGTTGTTAAATCAATAGAGAGATTCGGTTATAATTCCCCAATAGTAGTGGACAATGAAAATGTAATTATAATCGGGCATACCAGATACAAGGCATTAAAAATTCTAAATTACAAAAAAGCACAGGTAGTAATACTAGACATTGATCCTAAATTGGCAAAAGAATATCGTATCATTGATAATAAAACACAAGAACTTGCCAAATGGGACATGGAAAATTTAATACCTGAGTTAAGAGAATTTGATGGATTGGGAGAGTTCGAAATTTTCTTCCCTGAATTCAAATTTGATTCTCTTGAGATAGGGGAATCAAATCTAAATTTAGTATCTCAGGACGATATTGATGATTCTGAAAAAAAGGACAAAGACAATATAGAATCATCAAATACAAATACATTATCTGATTATGTTGATGTAATTTGTCCTGAATGTGGCAAGGGATATAAATTAAGTAGGTATCAAATATTAACAAATCAAAATTAACAAATAAACTATAATGTTTATTTTTTATAAAAAAGGGAATAGGTATGTCGTTATTATTAAATGAAAAAGAAGTTCTCGATGCTATAAAAGATTCAGCGGGAATAATATCAACAATTGCTAAAAGATTACAGTGCTCTTGGAATTCGGCAAAAACATATACTTCAAAATGGGAAAGCACATCACAGGCTTATTCAGATGAGAATGAGCGCGTTTTGGATATGGCAGAAAGCGCATTACTTGAAAATATAAAGAAAAAGGAAATGGATGCCATAAAATTTTATTTAACAAAAAAAGGAAGAGTGAGGGGATATGGAGATCAATTAAGTATTACCGGGAATGTATCAATAACGGGAGGATTGAAAAAATTACTAGAAAGTATTCCTGAAGAAGATATAAGTAGAATTTTTCCTCAACAAATCAATGAAAAGAATAGACTACCCGGCGGCACAGTCATACTAGATGCAGGCACACGAAAAATAAAAACGAAAAAGCAGAATTGAAAAAAGTAAGTTTAGAATATATTGTCGCGGCGGCACATCATAGAAATCATATGGGGAAAAGATTATCTATCCCTAAAGATGGTTTTTTATTTGATATATACAATGACAAGAATAGACATATATCAATAATGAAATCAACGCAGTGCGGCATCAGTGAATATCTTATTGTTAAATCACTTGTAAATACCATATCTGGGAAAAATGTTTTATATGTATTGCCGTCTTATGGATTGATGGGTAAATTTGTTAAAGATAGAATAGATAAATCAATATTTCACACTCCTGCATATCAAGCAGTATATTTAGACATACCTCATAGATTCGCAGAATCAGTATCCATGAAACAAATAGGGAATGGTACTATTCATTTTGTCGGATCAAATTCAGAAACTTCTTTTATTTCCGTCCCTTCTGATGATATTATCATCGATGAATTGGATAGTTGTGATCAAGTAAATATTTTAATGGCAGAAGAAAGACAATCGGCATCAATTGATAAATCAATAATATTTGTTGGCAATCCTACGGTAACAAACAGGGGGATAGATAAAAAATATAAAGACACATGCCAAAAGGAATGGCATGTTAAATGTGATAGGTGCGGTAAATATATCGTTCCAGATTTTTTTAAACATGTGATGAAACAAACGGGGACATCGGATTGGATAGTAATAGATAAATCATGGGATGACAAAAATGATATAAATGCAAAAACTTTTTGCCATTTATGCGGGAAGCCTTTTAATCGATTCAATAAGGGCAAATGGATTCAATTAAACCCCGGTAATAAAAATTCAGGCTATCACGTTTCTAAAATGTTTTCCACTCAAAACACGGTAAATGAATTAATTAAAAGATTTTCAGATGGATTATCGAATGATCATGCTATGCAAAGATTTTATAATGGTGATCTGGGATTGCCATATGTAGCATCCGGCGCAAAAATTGACATGCAAATGATACAAGATTGTATTGATGAAAAATACAATATGCCTGCAAGCAGTATGGAACCATGTATTGCAGGTATAGACGTTGGAGGGGTATTTCATATTGTCATATCGGAAGCGAAAAATGGGAAAGTGGTGTTTATAGGGGAACTGCAAGTAAAAAATATAAAAGAAGTATTTGACCTTTTTCAAAAATACAATGTAAGATTGTTTGTTATTGATGCATTGCCAGAAACAAGGATTGCAAGACAGATAGTAGCATTATGGAAATATGGGTTTATGAACTATTATTCAGAAACTAAAAATGAATTGACAATCAATGCAAAAGATGGGATTTTAAGCAGTAATAGAACAATTGCTCTTGATGCAGTAAAAGAATCTATAGTTTTGAAAAGTTACGTATTACCTGTTAATTCAAAAAGTATAAAAGGTTTTTTTGAACAAATGACAAGTTCTACGAGAATTTATGATGAAGACAAAAATTGTTTTTATTGGGTTGAATCTGGTCCGGATCATTATCTCCATGCATTTTGTTATATGAATTTAGCAAAAAAACTTTTGGTAATGGCGCAGTGATTGAATTAAATAAAATAATACATGCTGACTGCATGGACATCATGAAGGATATACCGGATAAATATTTTGAGCTGGCAATTGTTGACCCGCCGTATGGGATGAATATGAAAATGGACGGCACTTC